TACATCAAATCCAATAATGTTATGTCCTATAAATTCTTCTGTCTGTTTAGCAAACTCTTCAAATCGATGAAGATTTTTACCGTCTTTAAACTGATAGTAGTGTTCGCCATGTTTACAAACTATACACCATACTTTATCTGCAGTCATAGTTGTTTCAATGTCAAATACTACTTGTTTAAATTTCATCAATCTTAACCTCTTTCAATCTTCCTGTGTCAACATCATATAATAAATCACAACAAGGACCAGTTGTACCTGAGAATCTATTCTTTAATACTCTAACTCTTGTAGTGTTTCTAATAACAGGGTCATCGTTTTGAGCATCTCTTTCTAAACCAATAACCATATCTGATAACTGTCCTATAGATGCTGAACCTCTTAACTGTGATAACGAAGTTGCCGCACCCTCCTCATGTCCCTTACCCTCAGGTCTTTTAAGATGCGATACAACTATCATAGCTAGTCCTGTTTCTTGAACAAGTGTTCTAAGTCTAGTCATGATTTCATCTAATGCTCTTCGTTCATCACCATGAGATTGGTCAGATACAATGATACTAACGTGGTCAATAACAACATACTTACAATCCAAACCTTTAGCTAAGTATCTAACTCTTGAAACAATATTATCAATTGAGTTAGAACCAAAGTGGTCAAACATAAATACTCTACCTGTACCTACTGTAGCATCAAAGTAATTTTTTAATTCTTCTTTGCTTACATACACATCAGGTAAATGTAATCTTTGATTTGCTTCCACACTCATTAAACCTTTAGAAGTAATGACTGGTGTTTCTTCTAACATAAGTAACCCAATATTATCTTCGGTAGTTTTAATCATATGATGAACAACTTCTCTCATCACTTGAGTTTTACCTAAGCCTGACCCTGCTGTAAAAGTAACTAACTCTGACGGTCTGATACCATAAGTAATTTTATTCATACCCTCAAAAGGATATTGAACAAATGCTCTAGCAATTGGTTTTGCAATCTCATCAAATAAAACATTAGCATTTATAATGCCGTCAGGTGCATATAACTTAGCATCCCAAAAAGCTTTTGTATAAATTTGAATATTATTTTTACTTAGACAATCAGATGCATCTTTAAATCCTTCAGGTAAATTCATTATCTTACATTTACCTGGACTAAATAATTCTGCTACCTTTAATGCTCCCTCTGTACCATGCTTATCATTATCAAAATTAATAATGATGTTATCAAAATTAGTTTCTAACCATTCCAAACTTCCTTTGATATCTTTAACTGCGGAAGTTATTCCGTTCTTAATACTAACAACTGGTGTTTCATACTTAGCAGTCTTAAACATTTGATAAGCTGATAAACAATCTAACTCACCCTCTGTTATAATTATATATTTATTTTTTTGGAATAGATGTTCACCAAACAAACCTGACATTTTAGTATTACCTTGAATACTAAATTCTTTAAGCTTAGTGAATCTTGTTTTGGTGGCTATCTTTGCACCTTGTTTATCGTGGTAGGGATAGTAGTGATGAGTGATAACTCCCATACTATCTACTTTAACTGTAACACCATATCGTTTACAGCTTTCTTCTTTAATATTTCTATCTACAATTTCAGCATAGTTAGATTCTTTTAAAAAATCTTTTGCTTGATTTTCAATTGTACCATTCGTTGTATCTTCTGTAACTTCCATATCATAATCCTTAATGTATTGTTGACATGAAAAACAATAAGCTGAACCATCCTTGTTCATAGAAACTGCGTCACTACTTGAACATAGTGGACAAGGTAAATGATACTTTATAAATCCATTATTATTTTCTTCCATTGTCGCCCTTTGTATTTAATTAAATTAAAAGGGGAAGCCAGTTTTAGCCGACTCCCCCTCGGAGATAAGTATAATGAAACTGCCATTATAACTTATGGCTATTCACAGGTGTTAGAAATCTTCCTTGATGTTACTATCTGCTGAATCAAGAACATCAAAGTCTTCTTTCGGAACATACTCAACTAAGTCCTTAACCTGAACAGCTTGTAAATCTAAACCTTTACCAGTCTTACCTTTGTAATTCCAGTCATAAGATTTATACATTACAATAACTTTACTTCCGTTTCCTACAATTTTATCTAACGGTTTCTTAGAACCATCCACTACCATTGGTGGCTGATTTTTATCACCATTACTTTTGGAAACTTTTCTTTTAAACTTGATAATGTTTTTAACTACATTACCGTCTATGTTTGTTTCACCTAAAGTGAAACCCTCTTTAGCAAACTCTTTAGCTGTTGCATCATCTACTGCTAAGTCCAATCTCCACATGGGTTCAAACTTTTCATTAGGTCTTGTCAACGAAGCCCAGTATGCTGTACCTTCTACTTGTGCCATATTATTTATACCTCATTATTATTTATTGAAAGAGTGTTAACATATTTTTCAATCCTTGTCAACACTTTCTTTTTCTTTTTTTATTTTAACACTTTCATTTTGTTTAAGCCTGTCCTCTAAGTCTGCTATCTTTTTACCCATAGCCTTGACATCATCGGTAGCTTGTTCTAGTTGTGTTAGAATCTGTTTAATCTTTGAATCTTTATCGGAAGCTAATTTAACAGCATCGTTTTTTTCTTTAGTCATATCTGTTATCGTTAACTTCAATTCTCTTATCAAATCTTTTTGTCCCATAGCTTATATACTATAGCAACCCTCATTGAATAATTCTTTAATTGGAATTACTACACACTTACTTGCTCTATAATCTCCTATGTTTTTTGTGTGTGTTGCTTTATACTTCTTTACTATTTTCTTTAACCTTGTTACTCTAAAAATTAATATGCAATGTTCTTTCTTTTCTAACTCAAGAATATGAAACCACCACTTAGCTTCTGTCTTATCTATACCTGATGGGTTTCCTCTATACTCATATTCAATTGCAATATTACCTGTCTTTCTCCACCAACTGCGTTCTGTTTTTATTTCTACTTGTTCTTTACCCAGTAAGTCTGCTACTCTTTTTTCTCTTATCTGTCCATACTTTAAGTCTATATCAAATTTAGAATTTTTATTTAGTTTCACTATTGCTCCTCTGTAAAAGTACACAAGTATTCTAATAAAAATTTATGTAGATTTTTCTTATCAAATAATTTTTTACTATTGCTCTCTACAACTTTGTCATACATCTTAAGTAAAAAGTAAGGCTGTAGGTTTGCATAGTCACATACCTCGTTAAAATCAGAATTATTTTTATTGAACCAAGCCTTTGCATCTTCAACTATTTTTTTTCTAGATGAACCACCTGCATGTATGTCCATACCTAAGGCATCTAAAATAGTTCTTACAATGACTGACCTCCATAAAATTAATTCACTCGTCAATAAAAAATGTCTTTGTTTAAAAGGATTATCATTGTTGTAACTTGCTTCATTGGTTATCATAATTATAAATCCTTTTTTATTTCACTTGCTGAAATAGTTTTATTTTTTTTATTGTTTGCTTTCTTTATTGTTTCTTTATAATCTTTCTCAGTTATCTCTTCAATTGTACTTCGTATTAATTTTACATCTCGCTTAGAGATATAAGAGTTTGGAGTAAATTGTACTTTCTTTTGTAGTTTACTTTCATCTGTTACATTCTCAAAACAATCATCAATAGTCATGTCTAAGTTAATGTATGTTTTCTTTAAATAAAATTTACTCATTGTTTCCTATCTTTGTTTAACAAAATATCTACCCTTGATTACAAAGGGTTTAGTTTTATATTTTGTATCTATCTCTAATACTCTTAGAGAAAGATATTTTTTAATCAACCTGTGTATAATACCTGCATTCGTATCAGGAAATTTATTTCTTAACTCCTTAATTAAATTTCTTTTCTTATATTGTTTTGTTTCTATTAGATTAAATAGAGTGTCAGATATTTCAGATTTGTTATGGTCATTCGTTTTAGATTTCTTTTCATAAGAAGATATGTCTATTTTATATTTAGCTAACAAGTTATTAAAATGTTTTTCACTTTCCCAACAACAACATAGATATGGGAAACTTAGATTAGCTAATAACATTCCTAAACTTGTAGCTTCATTACTATCATATTTAGATAGCTTTGTAAACACTTCGGAATCTAAAGGTATGTCTTTATATTTTTTATCTTTATGAAACATTATAAGTTATACTCCTTTATTATTTCTATTGCTCTTGCTTTGTTTTCATATTTTTTTATAAACCCTTTCCATTCTATATATCCTAACATATCATGTACAGTACTTTTAGATTTTACATTCATAAAGTTTTTCATCTCTTCAAAGGTAGGCATGATATGATGTTCTTTAGAATAAGATTTTAAAAAGTTATATAATTGTAATTGTCTTTTTGTTAACATAGTTTATTGTATCATATTATTGTGGCAAAATTATGACATAAATAAGTCAATAA